GTTGAATATCCTTTCTAGCTAGGGGGGTATTGTAAGAAGACAGGTGATATGGGAATTAACCTCCGGTACCTGACTGATCCCTGGTCCTGTGGCGATCCATTAGGATGCGGGACCTGGGATCAGTGGGCCCTGGCAAGGGCGCACTGATCGTCCCTCCGGGCCAGGGTAAAGGCCCAAGCGTCAAGCTGCAAGCGTCAAGCTACAAGCTTGACAGGTGGCAAGCATTTATGGTATAGGATTATAAAGGAGAAATTATGAAAGTATTAGAAGCAAAAAAGATTACAGAAGGATTTACACGTACAAGTAAAATGCCAGGCCTTAGTTACAGTTTACCTGCCTGGGAATGCAAAACAGGTTCAAAGCTGCGACAGGTGAAGGGCAGCGTTTGCGCATCCTGCTATGCATTAAAAGGAAACTATACAAGATACCCAGCAATTAAAGCTGCACAATATAGAAGACTTGAAGCAATGAAAAATCCAGCCTGGGTTGATGCGATGATTACGGTTATTAAAAGACAAAAATATTTCAGATGGCATGATGCAGGAGACGTCCAAGATCTGGACCATTTAAACAAAATTTTTACAATTGCTAAGGCTACACCTGCGACCCGTCACTGGATGCCAACGCGGGAGGCATGGATCAAGGACCACCTGGACAGGTGCCCAAAAAATTTAGTAATAAGATTTTCTCCACCAATGATAGGCCAAAGAAATGACAGCTGGCCTAATTCCTCGATGGTAGTAGAGAAGGACGCAACCTGCCCCGCTCCTACTCAGGCGGGCAAGTGCGGAGACTGCCGGGCGTGCTGGGATCCTGCAATTAAAGTTGTAAGTTATGGCAAGCACTAATGGTTTGGAGACATCCCAAATATTACAAAGAATTGGAGAAGATCCGGAAAGAGTTTGAGAGGCAGCAAGCGGCAAGCGTCAAGCGCCAAGCTGTTCAAGATGAAGGAGGCAAGCGTCAAGCTGCAAGCAGCAAGGTTCAAGCTTCAAGCCGCAAGCGTCAAGCTCCTTGATTACCTTCCCCTCATAAAGTTTTACTTGGTTAAGGGAGAGGGTCTTAACCATAATAAATGTATTCTTCGGATGTGTTAGATGAAATGAAAATTGATGTGGAGAGAAGCGTACTGAGTTTCCTCGAGTTACTTTTAATTCTATAGTGAAAAACTGACCATGACTATTATACCCCAGTATATCAGGAGTGCCCCATGCAGCGCTATTTTCCAAGCGTGTAAATGATAATTTGCAATTATTTTTAGTAGCGAACGTTTTAATTTCATGCCAAAATTTTCTCTCTGGTTTCACTACTACAACTTCTTAATTACCTTTCCCATTTTCCACTTTTCAGGAGTTACAGTGAAGACCAATCTATGACTTTCCCTTACACCTATTAATTTATTTTGCAAGAGTTTCATGCCATCGATGTCATAAAATTGTCCGTTTGGCAGTAGGACTTGGACACGTGCATTGCCAGCGACTTCACCTTTCATAAATTTATCTAACGCTTGTCTTAATATCTTTCCAGTAAACATAGGTTGCGTTATACCTTAAGTTGTATTATATATCAAGTATGGGTTTACCAAAGAAATTAACAGAGCAACAGATGAGATTTGCATACGAACTTGTTACCAACGAAGGTAGGAAGACAGCTACGGAGTGTGCTATCGATGCAGGTTTTAGTAAAGACTCGGCTAGACAATACGCCAGCAAATTACAAAACCCAACCCTATACCCGCTCGTAGTACAATACATTGGAAATTTAAGAGAGGAGTGGCAAAAGAAATACGAAGTTACTTATGATAAACATATTTCTGAATTAGGTAAAATAAGACAAGAAGCTCTTAAAAAGGGAGCGTGGTCAGCAGCTGTCAACGCTGAAGTTGCACGCGGAAAGGCTGCAGGTCTATATATTGAGCAGAAGATAATACGTACTGGTAAATTAGAAGACTTAACAACAGAAGAATTAGAATCGCGAATGAAAAAAATAATCGACGACTACTCTCCGCTTCTAGAGGGAGTCTCTGAAGAAGAACTGAAAGAAAAAGTAAGACAAAAACCAGAATTGCTGAAAGATAAATCATAACAATACACGTTCCATTTTTACAATACAACCTTTAGGAAAAACATTCCTATCCGAAAACAATTCGTCGTTGTCTTCATACGTACCAAAGGTCCAAATATTTTTCTTGTTCTGATCGAACAGATACGCATGCGTTATCATAACTGATGGTTGTAAACCTAACGAGTCATGAGCTGATGCGTGCCCGCTATCGCCTGTAGGATCGACCCATGTGATTTTATAAAAATAGTATCGTTTCTTTTTGATGACAACGGATTTGTATTTAGATTTCTTGGCTACCATAGTGTTTTTTTACAGGATTTTCAGGTTTTTACAAAACGCAAAAAAGTTTCTCTCGCGTTGGGTTTTGAGACACCTTGAGACACCTTTGAGACACGTTTGAGGCAGTACTTTAGCTAGTAATACC